TTTTCCTGTGTATCCGAAAACGGCCAACATGAGCCAGATTCACAGGCAACGGCATCTGGGGAAAATGACGCCGGCGGATCTGGGCAGATTGAGCCACGGCTACTCACGCCCACATTGGGAGGACCAAGTTACGGCGACCAAGTAGCAGCGATTGCCAAGAAGTACCTCGGCGTGGAGCTCATGCCGTGGCAGCTGACTGCGCTTCGTGGCCAGCTTGAGCACGACGAAGATGGAAACCTGATCCGCCGCCGGGCTCTCACGTCCGTCGCACGCCAGAACGGTAAGACGGTCGCACTCAAGTCGCTGATCGCTTGGGCGTTGATTGAGGAACCAAAGCGCCGGCGTCAACCGATACTGGTGATCAACACCGCGCACCAGCTCGACCTTGCCGTTGAAATCTTTGAGTCCCTGGCACCAATCCTGAAGGATGAGTTCGGCGCCAAAGTGAAGTGGAGCTATGGGCGCAACGAAGTCATCATGCCTGACGGCACAAGATGGCTGGTGCAGGCCGCGACGCCGAAAGCATTCCACGGCTTCAGTCCCACCTACATCATTGCCGATGAGGTCTGGAACATCAGCCGGGACGTGTTGCTTAACGGTGCTCTGCCGTCGCAGCGCGTCATGCAATCCCCGCTTCTGTCGTGCTGGTCAACCGCCGGCACTGAGGACTCACTGGCCATGCTGCAAATGCGCGAGGAAGGGCTGAGGGCAATCGACGAGGGCAAGTCAACGAAGCTCTACTTTGCCGAATGGTCCGTTCCGCCTGGCGTCGATCCGATGACGCGGCCCGAGCTCTGGAAGATGGCCAACCCCGCGCTTGGCTACACGCTGCAGCCCGACGTGCTTGAGGACGAAGCCCAGCAGGTGGACAAGGCCGCGTTCCTGCGGGCATCGCTCAACGTGTGGATCAGCTCGGAGCGGTCGTGGCTGCCCCCGGGCCTGTTTGACTCGCTCAAGGTGGAGGACATTCCCGCCGGCGGCGTGGTGGCCGTTGATTCCTCAATCGACGAATCGCTCTACTGCGGTGTAAGGGCGCAGCGCCTGGGCGACGACACCATTGGAGTCACCGTGGAGTTTCTGGCTGACTCGCTGGCTGGCTGCTGGTCTGCCGTGGAGTCTGCAGCTGCGGATTGCGATCACATTGCTCTGACGCCGAGCCTGTTCGAGATTGCGCCGCCGGCGCTCGCCCGCAAAAAGGTGCAGGTGGGCTACGCCGAGCTCGCAACGCACACCGGGACTATCAAGCAGCTGATTACCGAAGGCAGGATTGTTCACACTGGTGAGCAGATGCTTGCCGAGCATGTGGACCGCGCCGTTGGGGTCAAGACTCAACGCGGCTACGCACTGTCATCACAGCGCAGCTCGGGCCCGATCACACTCGCCAGGTGCATGATCTTTGCGGCTGCCCTGATCGCCAAGCCGACCTCAAGGGCCAAGCCTGCCATCGCATTCGGCAGGTAACATAAGCCCCGCCTGTGGGGGGCAGTCGGTTCCCCCGCTGCCCCTCATGGGTATCAAATCGTATCTTTATACCGCTGCCCTTGTAATTGCATAAGACGCAGAGGACGATTCACTTATGGAGCTTTTCAAGAAAGTGAAGGCAACTCCCGCTTTCGCTTCTGCGCCCGTCGCGGCGGCTGCTGGAGCTCCACAGGGCGGAAGTTTCCTCGGGTACAGTGTGGGTGCCCTTGAGGAAGCGGCCCTCAGCGTCCCCACGGTGGCAAGAGCAATCTCCCTGCTCTCCACCGTGGCGGCGACGCTGAACATCAAGAGCTACACCCTGCAGTGGACCGGGCAGGAATACGAAAAGCTCTACGTCGAGGGCGAGTCGTGGATGAATCGACCCGACCCAAAGACCACGCGCAATTTCATCATGGCCAAGACCGCCCGGGATCTGATCCTTTACGGGCGCGCCTTCTGGATGATCACCAGCCGTTATTCGACTGGCTACCCCGCAACGTTTCAGTGGCTGCCGGCCAACCTGTGTGACACGCCAGACAACGCACCGCCGGAATGGTTCGGGCCTGCGGAAAAGGTCAACTTCAACGGCATCCCGCTCGACGTGGCCCAGCTGGTGCAGTTTCACAGCGGGTCCCAGGGCATCATTTACCAGGGGCGCCGCGCAATTCAGATTGCGCTGAGGCTTGACCAGTCGGCAGAGCGTTTCGCCACCAACGAGATTGCAGCCGGCTACCTGCAGCAGAAGGGCGGCGAGCCGATGAGCGGCGACGAGCTCGCAGAGATGGCAGCAGCGTGGGCAGCCAACAGGCGCACGAACGCCATTGGCGCGCTGAACGAGCTGGTGAGCTTTGAATCGTTCGACGTTGACCCGTCGAAGCTGCAGCTGGTGGAGGGGCGCGAGTATCAGACGAAGGAATTGTCCAGGCTGATGGACATTCCCGCCTACCTGCTTGCCATCGACCAGAGCGGGATGACCTACGCCAACGCGCAGCAGGCCCGGCAGGATCTGATCCTGTTCGGCGCACGGCCCATCCTGCACGCCATCCAAGAGCGCCTGAGCATGGATGACATCCTTCCCCGGGGCCGGCACGTCGAGTTCGCCCTGGACGAGTACTTGGACGAGTTCAACGACGTCGAGGAAATGCCGGAGGAAGTCCGGCCAGTCGAGGAAATCGAGGTTGAGCGTGATTCGCTTTGACGCTGATGCCAGTCTGATCACCGCTGAGGCTGGTGATGCCGAGCGCCCGGCCCGCATCGCGGGCATCGCTGTGCCGTGGGACACGGTGGCGACTGTCTCCGATGGCCAGCAGGTGCGATTCTCGCGTGGGGCCTTCGACACGGCGCAGAAGCCCGCGAAGCTCATCGAAAACCACGACCTGACGCAGCTGCGCGGCGTGGTCAACGCCCTTCAGGACACTGACGAGGGCTTGGAGTTTGAAGCCACCCTTGCAGACACCAGGGCAAGCCGCGACGCTGTTGCGCTGCTCAAGGCTGGTGCTTACGACTCTGTGAGCGTGGGAGCCCAGCCCATCAAGTTCACGACCGACGCCGAAGGCGTGATGACCGTCACTGAGGCGTCATTGGTCGAACTTTCTTTGGTGGCCGTCCCGGCCTTCAAGGAAGCGGTTATCACGCAGGTGGCCGCAACCGAGCCCGCAGATGCGGAGCCCGAGCAGGAGCAGGACCCCGAAAACACCGAGCAGGAGACTCAGGAAATGTCCGAGGCCAAGATCGAGGCCGAGCCCATCGAGGCCGAGGCCACCATCCCTACCAACCCGATGCTGTACGCCGGGGCCAAGGCAGAGCTGCCGACGCCCGTGGAGTACCTCGCCGCAATGATCCAGGGCGGCCACGAGCTGGAGCGGGTGCAGGCCGCTGTTCGCGCCGCCGCTCCGAACGTGGTCATCAACGACACCCCCGGTCTGGTGCCGACCCCGATCCTCGGGCCGGTCTACAACAACTTTGTTGGCAACCGTCCGATCTGCGACGCCGTGGGCGTTCGCGCCATGCCTGGTGGCGGCAAGATCTTCATCCGTCCCAAGGTCGTGACGAACACCAGCATGGGCCAGCAGGTCAACGAGCTTGATCAGCTGACTCAGGGCACGTTTGTCGTGGATGACATTCAGGTGACCAAGGGCACCTACGGTGGGTTCGTCAACATCTCTGAGCAGGATCTGGACTGGACCGACCCGGCTGTGCTGGGTTTCCTGCTGGACGACATGACGCGGATCTACGCTTCGGCCACTGAGGAAGTCGCCGCTGACACGCTGGTTTCGGGCGTGACCAACAGCGACAACTTCACCGCCGCATCGGTCGGTGACCCGTCCTACTGGGCCGACTGGATCGCCACGGCTGCCGAGACCATCGTTACGGCATCCAACGGCAACTTCCCGACTCACCTGTTCGTCAACCCGAGCATGTGGGGCGAGATGGTGCGCCTGTCGGACGACAACAAGCGTCCGATGTTCCCGGCTGTCAACCCGCAGAACGCCCTTGGCGGCATGAGCTTCGGCACCGGCAACGGCACCGCCTGGGGCCTGCAGGTCGTGATGTCGCGCAACTTCGACGCGGCCACCCTGATCATCGGTGACGCGAGCGGCTACGAGCTGTTCGAGCAGCAGAAGGGCGCCCTGTCGGTGGACAACCCCGACGTGCTTTCGCGCACGATCGCTTTCCGTGGCTACTTCGCGGCCAAGATGATCGACGCCGACAAGTTCATCAAGGCCAACTTCGTCTAAGCCGCTCACCTGACTGACTGCCCATGCCCGTTTACGCCATCACCCATCGCCAGGTCACGGATGACTATCTGGTCGTCCAGACCCTTGAGGGGACCGACGTGGGCATCGGGCAGTCAGTCACGGTGGCTGGACTTGGAGCGACGCTCAACGGCACCTACACGGTGCTGGACGTTCCCACGCTTCGTTACATCGGCGTTGATGATGAGGGCGATTGGATCTTTGATCCTGAGGAAATCATCCTCAATCAGCTGCTCATGGCCAAGACACACGCAGACGTTGCGCGTGGGCCTGTGTCGGGGACGCTTACGTCAACGCCGGTCTGCACATGGATCGTGGCCAATGATGTCGTCGAGTGGCTGGGCATCGCTTCGGCTACGGCCAATGACACAGCTTTTATCACCAGCTGTGTGTCAGCAGCCAACGCGTACGCCTACCGCCGCCGGCGGGAAGCGGGGTACTTCGACAGCCTGACCACGGTGCCTGGTGGTGACGTGAAGCTGGGAACGGTCATGTTCGCCGGCAGCCTCTACCGCGAGCGCGGCAGCGTTGACTCATTCGCATCGTTTGAGCAGATGGGCAACCCGGTCCCGTTCGGATCGAGCGGCCAGATCAACCGCTTGCTGGGCGTCAACCGCTCACAGGTTGCATGACCGCTTCAGGCATCTTCTCAGCGGCTCAGGCCGAGCTTGTGGGATCGCTGCAGGCTCTTGGCCTGCCTGTGATCACTGACGTTCGCAACGCCCGCCCCATTTCGGTGCTGGTGGAGCCGCCAACCTTCACCTGTTTCAACAGCAACGTGGCTGACATTGAAATCGGCGTGAAGATCCTCGCCGCTCCCCCGGGCAACCAGGACGCGGCGGATTACCTCATCACCACAGCTGACACCATCATGGACAGCGAAATCAGCCTCATCCGAGGAATCCCCGGGGTCATGTTGATTGGTGGGCAAGAGGTTCCCACCTATGACCTCACCGTTCGTGTCTCTACTCAAAGGAGTTAGCCGGTTATGGCTACGACGACCTATCTTTCACAGCCGGGCGTTCTGACCGTGGACGGCATCGACCTCCGCGACCAGGCATCGGCGGTTTCCCTGACTCTGGGTTCCAACCCGCTTACCAGCACCGCGTTCGGTGACACTGGCGAGCGCATGGTGGGTGGCCTGCAGACCGTGGAGGGCACCCTTACGCTCTACTGCGACTACGGCAGCAACTCCGTGGAGACCACGATTGCTCTGGCTGTTGGCGACGGCACCACCACCATCGTGGTCAAGAAGGATGACGCGCCGGTCTCGGGATCTAACCCTGAGTGGACCATCGCCAACACCATGATCGCCAACATGCCGATCACCTACACCGTGGGTGAGCTGCAGGTGATGGAGGTTTCCTTCACCGGGGGTACCTGGTCCCGCGACGTAACTCCGTAAAGAACACCTAGGGGGAACAGATGGCAGAGCAGACAGCAGTAAACGGGAACATTGCTTTCACGACCGATGCGGGTTCCTATGTGGTGGACATTGCTTCGATCAAGAACACCGTGGCGTTTGAGCGCCATTTCAACGTGTCGGCCCAGGTGCTGCAGATGGCACCCCGGCTGGAGTACATCGCCTTCCTCGCATGGACCGCCGGCAGATCAGCTGGGCTGCCTGTGGCCGACACGTTCGATGGTTTCTTGGACGAAGTGCGGGACCTCGAAGTCATTGACACCGACGAGAAGGCAGATGCAAACCCTACGGACGGGGGACAGTAAGCCGGGCGCTCGCCGTAGTCCTGGCGCAAACCGGCTTCTGGCCCCCTGACGTAACCTTCACCATGAAAGACCTAAACACGGTCTTGGAAGTCCTGAGAGAGGGACAACGCTGATGCCCGTTGATTCAAAGATTGAAGTGGTGGGCGTCAAGGACACGATTAAGGCGCTGCGGAAGCTCGACCCAGAACACCGTAAGGAGTTCAACCGGGGCGTCAAAAGTGTGGTGGCCCCCATGGTTGCAGCTGCCAAGTCTGCGTACCCAACGAAGCCGCTTTCTGGGATGGGCCGAAATTGGACCCAAGGTGCCAGCCAGAAGTTCCCTTATGAGGTTGGCAAGGTTCGCAGCGGCGTCAAGGTAAAGGTGTCAACGCGGCGCGATACCAACAACGTCGTTTACATCAGCCAGGGCACAGCAGCTGGTGCGATCTTCGAAGTGGCAGGATCAAAAACCCCCGGCGCACCCTTTAACGCAAACCTGCGTGCCAGAAATAGCCGAGTCCTGTGGCCAACCTTTGATCGTTACCGACCGGCAATCATTCAAGGCATTGACGACCTTGTGAGAAAGGCCGAAAAGACTGTCCAGGGCGAAATAGGTTACGTCTGATGGCGATCACCATCCCCATCCTCACTGACTTTGACGGGCGCGGCATCGACCGTGGCATCGCGCAGTTCAAGCGCCTTGAGGGAACAGGCGCAAAGGCCGGGTTCGCCATCAAGAAGGCCGCAGTGCCCGCCGGCATCGCACTTGCCGCGCTGGGCGCCGCAGCGTTCGACGCGACCAAGGCCGCTATTGAGGATCAGGCAGCCCAGGAGCAGCTGGCCCGCACGCTGGCGACCTCAACGAAGGCCACTAACACTCAGGTCAAGGCCGTTGAGGACTTCATCACCCAGACTTCAATGGCGGCATCGGTTTCTGATGATGAGCTGCGCCCGGCGCTTGCCATCCTCGCCCGGGGCACTGGCGATCTGACGAAGGCCCAGCAAGGCCTTGGCCTTGCCCTCGACGTGGCCGCCGGCACTGGGAAGCCGCTCGCTCAGGTTTCAGAGGCGTTGAGTAAGGCCTATGCCGGAAACCTCAAGGGCTTGAACGCTCTTGATCCGCGCATGAAGGAGCTGATCAAGAACGGCGCGACGGCTGAGGAAGCCATTGCCGTACTCAGTAAGACGTTCAAGGGCGACGCAGCTGCGTCTGCAGACACCGCCGCCGGGCGCTTCAAGGGTCTGGGGATCGCCCTGGACGAAACCAAGGAAAGCGTGGGAGCTGCGCTTCTGCCAGCAGTCGAAAAGATCCTCCCGGTCCTGCAGAAGTTTGCCAAGTGGGCGCAGGAGAACCCCAACGTGTTCCTCGCCATCGCTGCAGCCATTGGCGTCGTCGCCGCCGGCATCATCGGACTCAACGTGGCCATGATGATCCTTTCCGCAAACCCGGTTGCCCTGATCATCGGAGCGATTGTGGTTGCCGTGGCCGGCCTGACCATCGGCCTGATTGCGCTCTACAAGAAGTCAGAAACGTTCCGCGACATCGTGGCCGGCGCATGGGAAGCAGTGCAGAAGGCCGTCAAGGTCGTCGTGGACTACCTCAAGGGGCCGGCGGAAGCGGCTTTCACCATCATCAAGGGCGTCATCGACACCATCAGCGCACTGATCAAGGGAGACTTCAGCGGCGCATGGGATGGGCTCAAGACGGTCGTGAGTGGCGTGCTGGACGGCATTCAAAACTCGCTTGTGGCTTTCCCGCTCAAGATCGCCACCGCCGCGCTGGACATCGGCAAGGCAATTGTCAGTGGCATTGCCGATGGCGTCGTCGGGCTTGCCACAAAGGTCTGGGACGTAATTAAGGGGATGCCAACCGCACTCCTGACGCTCGCCAACGCCTGGGTGGAGGGGCTGGGCACCATCGGCGGCGCGGTCATCCAGTGGATCAAGAATGGCGTGACGGGACTGGCCGGCGCTATCTGGGACAAAATCAGTGGGTTTGCAAGCAGCTTGAAAACGCTGGTTTCCGAAAACGTTGGCGATACGCTGTCAGGAATTGGCGACTACATCATCGACAAGATCGTGTCAGGCGCTAAGGCCGTTGCCAGCGGTTTGGTGACTGCGCTGAAGTCAATTATCAACGGCGCTATCAAGGTCGTGAATGCTGCCATTCGTGGGCTGAACGGGGCTTCCAGCGTAATCAACGCGATCATTCCTGGTGGGGACCCGGTAGGAAGGATTCCCGAGATTCCGAAGCTGGCTAGGGGCGGAATCGTCACCCAGCCCACGTTGGCCTTGATTGGTGAGGCCGGGCCAGAAGCAGTCGTTCCGCTCAACGGGGCCCGGGAGTTCGGCAACATCACCATCAACATCGAAGCCGGGCTTGTCTCCACGCCTGACCAGGTGGGCCAGCAGATTATTGAGGCCATTCAGAGGGCGCAGCGGCGCAGCGGCCCGGTGTTCGCAGCAGCATGAGCGCGCCTGAAATTCAGATCCTTGTGGGCTTTCAGCAAACGGCTAATTTCGGCACGCCATTTCAGCTGAATAACGCCACCTATGGTCTGCTTGACACCGGCACACTTGGCGGCGTAGTCATGGTGGACCTGACCAGCATGGCCGAAAACGTCACCATTACCCGCGGCCGCAACCGTGAGCTTGAACAGTTCAACGCCGGCACCGCGGCCATCCGGTTCAGCGATCCGACCCGCATCCTCGACCCTTTGAACACCGCGTCCCCGTATTACCCATTCGTGGGGCCGCGTAACCCAGTCCAGGTGTACGCGGGCGGCGTAGAAATCTTTAGCGGTGTGGTGGGTGACTGGGACCTTGACTATGGGTTCACAGCTGACGGCAACGTCACCACCGCTACATGCTCTGACGCCTTCACCGTGCTGGCAAGGCAGTCGATGAACGGATGGACGCCAACAGCACAGCTCTCAGGCGCCCGAGTCACAGCGGTCCTTGAACGTCCGGAAGTCATCTATCAGGGCGGCGTGTCTATTTCGACAGGCGCATCAACTCTGGGCGCATACGCTGTAGCTGAGGGACAGAACGTTCTTCAGTATTTGCAGAACGTCACCGAGTCAGAGCAGGGGTATCTGTTCATTGCGGCAGATGGCA